AATATAGGGGCAAATCCACACAGTTACGAACTTGGCAATCTGTCCGTTATATACAGGGTAACCAGCAGCGTTAATGATGATTGGTTGCGAAACAGGAACGTGAGAACCATCTTCGTTCTCTACATAAACCTGAATCTGGTTTTCAGGATTTACCGGGTCAGTGTCAATTTTACCGATATAAATTTTGCCATTGGCTACAGCTTTAAAAGAACGCGCCATAGTGAAGAGTTGCGAAGGCATCGATACGATCACATTGGCATTTATTGAATCTGTCATTTAATTTGCTCCAGATACAAGGAATCGCCGCAGCGTGGCTACGGTGAATTTTGGGCATAAAAAAACCCAGCCGAAGCTGGGTCGTTGCGTTGGTTATTGACCTACACTTTTCGTGCAGGTAGTTAAAGTTTTATTGAGTGGCACGCTCTATCACGTATCGCTGCGAATGAAGCTATCTCTTTAAGTGCCCAGCTTTGCTCAGCCATTAAATGGCGAAGTGCTTTTAGTTCAGCTCTTACTGCTGAAACGTCATACCCCGCTTTTGTCAGAATATTGATTAGTTTATACGCCGGACTGCATTCAACGAGTGCGCTGCGGTCAAGAGCAACAGTATCACCGCATTGCTGCCTGATAATGGCGTAAGGTGCATTTTCAGCAAACCATGAAATCGGGAAGTTAATATCCAGTTTTGGCGCTGGTAACTCTTCTTGTTTGCCAATGAACTCACCTTCAAGTGGAACTCGAGCTGCAAGTGACAGTGCTTCGGTGAACTGCTCCTCACTGATTTCTTTGTACGAACATCCAAAATGGGATTTCAGTGAGGACCACATGGTGATCATCGCCTTAGCCTGTTTTTCTTTTGGCAGAGACTGACCACGACTCATGACGAGTTGTTTAATGGCTTCCTGCTGTTCAGTGGTGATTTTACCCGGCAACGCCTTTTTAGCTTTGCGTGGGTTAAATACATGACCTTTAGTCCAGTAGTCATGCAGCACGCTAAAGCATTCTTCCTGGTACTGAATCAGTTTATCACGGATGTCAGCACGAACTTTCTCAGGGTTGATGCTGAACAGCCATCCATTTAACTTCTTCAGCGGGATGCATAAAAGCTTACGTAACTTGCCATCAGCAGCAACCATAGAGATATCTCTACAGTTGAATTTGTCCTTCATTTTACGCAACTTAACAGATTGACCAGTCCAGTCGATACCAATGTTTTCCACAATTTGACGCATCGCTACATAAGTCACTCCGGCAGCCACAGCGGTTAAAATCTGCTGACCATTGAAAGGCACGTAAGAGGTGTTCACTGCTTCTAAAATTGCTATACTATTCATGTTGGTTTTTCTCCACGAATTTACCGACAACCGAAGCCCTGACTGTTCCAGCAGTTGGGGCTTCAACTTTACGCGCCAATGCGCCCTTCCTTCTTAAAGCTGTCCATTACTCTCTGATAAATCTCAGAGTTAACAGACCGACCATTCTCTTCCGCCACCTTGCGTACCAAATCCAATACTTCTTTAGGCCACCGCAAATTGAACTGCGGCATTTTTCTTGCGCCTTGCATATTCCACTCCATTCCATTAAATGATAGCACCGTACTACTATTGAAAGCGTACTACTACCGTTCTAGCATGTCAACAAATAACAGGAGAGCGACGTGGCTAGAAACGATCCACAATTTAACGTAAGAATGCCAAGTGAAATCAAGCAGCAGCTTACTCACATTGCGGCAACAAACAGGCGCTCTATCAATGCTGAAATCATAGCTGCAATACAGCTATGGATTAAGATTAACAGAGAAAAGGTCATACCATCGACATCTCAAGATCTCACAAAAACAGAGAAGGAAGCAATGGATATTGCAATTAGCGTACTTAAGAAGATTCGAGGCCAATAATGAGCAGTAAGGAGCAATACTTAAAAGTTACTTTTGAGTCTTTTAGTAATTACTTGACTTCATTCAAAAAAACTTATGTATGCCCAATATGCAGCAATACAAACTGGACTCTTTTAGCACCGGAGCATCTTAAAAAAGATGATGGTGTTGAAGTTATAGGCCCATCCATACCAGGTAAAAGCTTGCCTAATAATCCTGTTAATCAAGATACTTATAGCAACGATAGTCTTAACATGGTAGCCATGCAATGCACCACTTGCGGTTTCTTCCACTTTTTTAGTTTAAACAAAGTTAGTGAAAATATCTCTTCTGGAAAATTCGTAAAGGGTGATGGAGATAATGTTTGACCAACATGTTCACAATAAATCACCTAGTATTTATGGAGATGCTCAAAGCCAACATGAAAACCTTGACTTTGACAAATCGTTATGGAGTTCAATAGAGAACGCTAAATATTCAGAGTATTACAGACCAACTGGCAGAAATCCGTCAAAGGAACCACAAATATTTAGCCTACAAGAAGAGCAACACAAAGAAGAAGGTCGTGATACCGTGAAACGTTTAGAGCTATACGGGGTTGCAGTTGCTATCATTGGTTCTATCGTTGCCGCCACATGGACGATTCGAGGCACTATAGATGATAAAGTTGAATCATCACGACAAGAGCTAACAGGAAACATCCAAACCAGTAAGGCAGAGATAATGGCTACTATCCAAAACAACCAATCAGTATTACAGTCAAGGATTGATAACACTGATCAAAAATTAGACTCAACAAACCAATCTCTTTATAAGGTATTGGCTATATTAGAGTCTCAAAAAGACAAACGTTCTCAATAGTTTCTTGATTTATTACCTATAGCTGCATGATTGATGTCTGTTGAAAATCATGCAGCATTGATAAATCTAAGGAGATCGGCATGTACATATCGCTCTCTACCATTTTTTTCATCTGCTTAGCTATTTGGCTTTTAAGAATATGGCAGGATTGCTCTGTCAGCCATGCTGCTGCGGTGAGAAATAAAAACGCCCTCATAAAAGAAGCTGAAAACGTTGTCTTATCAATGGATCACCTTTCATGGACCGAGATGACTACAGGGCAACAAGAGGTTTATGAGTGTGCGATTGAGCGGTTAAGGCTGCTTAAATCGTACAAAAAGAACCACGCTCCCGACTCATTCCCATTCCTGAAAGAATGGCCGAGATGGTATGACCCGAAAAAAGCAACCATCAACCGCTAACCAACTTTTTACTGCTGGGCTTTCTCACTTGAAGCCTGAATTAGAGGTGTAAGAGTTTCAGATACCCGTCTGATCGCTCTATCATAAGCAGTACTTCCTTTTGGCGTGTTTGCTAACTTTAGTAATGCGTTCCTCATCGCGCGTGACTCATAGCCCCTGCCAGCCATACCGATACCAGCTCCTACTGCCGCAACTTTTGCAAACATTGGATTTGTAACAGACGCAAGAGCTGTTATCAGCGCTGCTGGACCAGCTACCATTTGCCCTGTTAGTGGGCTTGCGGCAGCAGTAGCTGCCTGTCTAGTGGAATCAAGATATTTCATTATCCCATCAAGCTGTTTCCCATGCTCTCCTCTGAAGAACGTCTCAGCCTGCTTCCGATTCCTTTTCATTTCATTAATAAACTTCTCAACGCTAAGCTTTCCTGAATCGCTTGTCGCCTTATCCATTGCACGCTGAACAAGTGCTGCTCTAGCATTTTGACGCCCACTATCATCAAGCAATCGATAAAGTTGCGCCCTTTCCGCTGGGCTTTGGCTGAATACTAGTTTAGTGACATCTTCTGGCGTTGTTTTACCACTCTGAATAGCTTTTTGGACACGTGTATTGCTCATCATGTCGTTGAACTTTGCCCAAGAACGATCAACACGCGACATGTTTTGCGCTTCCTTCGCACCTAGTTTTGCGCCAACCGCTTTTTTCATGTCTGTTGTGTATGCGTTATAAACAGACTGCGCAGCTTTCTCCAGCGTATCTCTATCGACCTCGTCAGGTGCTGCCATAAAGCGCTTACGTAAGTTTGTACGGTTTTCTCTAGCTAATTGCAGGTTATTTGGACCGCTGGTGATGTCATTTCTAAACTGTTGAAGGACAGAAACAGCTGAGCGGTCTTGCGATACTCCTGGGCGAGTTAACTTGGAAATCTGCTCATCAATTGCTTTCACTGTTCCAGTGATGTCAACAGGAGTATCCCCCATCAAACTGATGATCCTGTCGTACCGCTTGCCAGCAGCCTGAATAAATTGCTGCTGACCACGAGTAGCTGATTGGTAAAGTTGTGCGTCAGATATTCCACCAACATTATCGCTAAATGTTCTAACTAAATCTTCCCTGGCCTTTTGCTGTGCATTTCTTATCCCACCTGTTCCGGCTATTGGGATTCGCTCAGCCATAGCTCGTGCTTGCTTACCAATATTTGTTCCCGGTTCCACAAGATCTGTTGTCATCAGTGGCAAGTTGTTCTGCTTGGCAAAGTCAATCTGAGCTTGTTTTTCAGGAGCAATCTTACCCATAGCAGAACGAGACACTGCGCTTGCGGTGTTTTCTACACCCTTCAGTACCCCACCAAGACCAGCAGAAATTGCAGTTTGAACTGGATTAACATTCTCACCGCCAGCGATCTTAGTGGCACCCTGTAAAGCTAAATCAGTAGCGCCTGATTTTAGTGTTGCACCTACAACAGACGCAGCTCTACCTGCTGGAGTGAATGCAAGAGCATTTGCCAAGAATGACGTTATATCCTGCGGTGACAAACCAGGCTTGTTAAGTGCATATTCCCCTGAAGGAAGGGTGACTATGGAATTTCCCTTCTCATCCTTCCGGATTTTCCCGCCAATACTTTGCAGTATTTTCTCCTGTGAAGCGTCGGAACCAAATAGCTGCCCCAATCCAGCACGCAGCGCATCAGTGCTTAAGCTATTAAGCTCTGGAGCAGACCCAACATTTTGCAGTCTCTCCATTTCTGGTGTCATTCGGCTTTCACCGGTAACGGCATCGCGCATTGCAGCACCTAAAACAGCCCCTTGCTCAGCAGAGCGATCTAGTCCTTCCTTCTGCTGAGTGGCAAGCTGTGCATATCCTGATGCAAGTGAGTTGTCTGCTGGTGATTGCTGAACACCTTGTTGTGTTGGTGCTGACTGACCAGCAAAATACTCATCAATGGCGGTGCCAATATCTTCCGTGCTCGTACCATCAGGGAAGGTAAATGTCTTACCGTTTGCAGTTACTTTCATCATTCCACCGTAAATTGAATGCCTGATTTTGAGGTATATGATCCAACCTGATTCCGTGGTTCTCCTGAAGGTGTCGAATCTTGTGCTGGCGCTGCGTCAGTATTCATTGACATATACCGCTTAACGGCACTCCCCAATGATTCACCTTTTTTAACATCCAACCCCAATATCTGACCGCCATTACGCGATTGTCCAGGGTTGCCATTCGCGCTCATCCACTCGGCTTTAAACTCATTAAACTGCGCGTTTCGTCGCTCAAGGTTTGCCATTGCATCAAGCCATCTTGCTACCGTCTCAGGGTTATCCATGTCAGTTGGAGCACCCTGTCGAACGATCTCAACGTCTTTATCCGTTGCGGGGCCGGGAGGTAGGAATTTAAGAACCTGACTGTTAACAAGGGCATTTTGGCGGATGCGCAAATCACGCAATGTTGTATCGCTTCCGGTAAGTTTTGCGAACATGTTCTGTGCGTTACCGAACAAACCTGTCGTTGGTTTTTCTGCTCTGAACTGTTGAGCAAGCGCACTCATAGAATTGGCTGAGTTTGATGATGCTGTAGCATTGTTTACAGCCGTCTCGATGCCTTTTTCCATGTTTACTGACAGCTTAGGTGCTTCGCTAATCAACTGCTGAGCCTTTTTCTGCGCTTGCTGCATTTTAAACCCGAACTCTTGCTGATCCAGAGCCAAGCGTTGTGCTGCGATATTGTGCCCAGTCATTGCTGACTGATAGGAAAGGTTTTGCCCTCTCGCCTGAAGTGCCTCGCCAGCCTGATTACTGCGGATTGTCTCTGCCAGCCTGCCTCGGTCAATTTCACGACCAGCCATCTTATCCTGAACAGCAAACGCCTTTTCTGGTCCAAGCGCACCGAGAGACATAGTAGTCAGCATGTGTGATAGCTGCTCTGGATTCTGGATACCTGTCTGAATCATCCAGTCAGCATTAGCACCAACGCGATTTAACCTGTCCTTGTTGTCAGTAATGAATTTACTGTAGGCTTCCGGTCCCTGAGAAAGAGCGACGTTAGCCCTCATGGCTAAATCGCCCATATCGTTGCGTTGCTGATCATTAAGACCGGAAAACGCCTGTTGTGCCTGTGCAACAAACGCTGGATTTTCCTGGGCAAACTTAAATAGTCCCGATGGATCACCAGAAGCCCATGCATCAGCGTGAACCTTATTGAACGCACTAATAGCTTTCTGTTGCTGTTCCTGATTGTAAATATCAGCAACTACAGCCAGACCACGTAACGCGGTCAGGCCAACGTTATTTGCACCTGAGCGAGCCAGTTCATTGTTTTCGCGGATCAGACCAAGCGTTGCGTTAATGTCGCTTGCCTTTGGCGCATTCTCATTTTGCGTACCGATGCCAGCCAGAAAACCACCAGAATTAATACCCTGTTGCCACGTAGCCATTGATTACCCCTTAATAAAGCAGTGAACCAAGCAGACCGATACCAGCACCGATACCAGCACCCCACGGAGTTGATGAACCAATTAATTTCGCAAGTCCAGCCCCAGCAATAGCACCAGACGCACCTCCGCCAATAGCAGATTGCATTGCTGATGGTCTGTTGGCATTTGCCGCTGCAAGAGCCGCACTTTGCTGCGAAATCTGACTCATGTTGTTGGCATATGTCTGCCCGGCGTTTGCCTGACCTTGCAGTGCGCCAAGACCAATATTTGCCAGATTCTGGTAGTTGTTCATCTGACCAGATAGCCATTGCTGACCAAGCGTTGGTGCGATTGTTGCTAACTGATTACCGGTTGCAGTGGAACCCAATCCACCTGTTGCTTCCGCTGCCGCCAGACTCTGATAGCGAGCCTGACCAGCAAGATCTTTGTACTGCTGAGAGTTGTAATACTGGTTAAGTGCCTGACCTTGCCCTTCCAGAGACGATAAGTTCTCGAGGCTGCCGACATACTTATCAGCCAGAGGAGTAAACGGCTTCAGGTTGTTCATGATGGTGTTGAACTGCTGATTTTGCAGGTCTGCTGCATACTTCTGAGCTTCTGCGGCATACTTTGCGCTTTTATCAGAACTGCCACCTTTCCCACCCTTTTCAGGGCAATAAGGTTCCTCGCCGCGCAGTTTTCTGCCCAGCTTAAATGCATATAACATGGCTATCTCCCGTGATTCAGGAATTCGATTAGTTCTTCGCGTGTAGCACTGTAAAATGTCACGTCATCCACGCCTTTGAAGTATTTCTTGATGGTTCCTACACGATTAAGGCCAATCATTGCGCAGTACATCTGACCGTGGCGGAATTTGCGTGCAGCGAACGATGTGACGCACTGAACGGTGGTGTTAGTCAGAATGTATCGCCAGAACGCCAGCCCAATTTCCTTGCTGAAGCCGCGAATCTCTGGCAGGTACATGGCGTGGCAATCGAATGTCAGCGGCTGAATCTCCTGATAGTAAACAATGCCGCCGAACTGCCCGTGCACGTTCACCTCAAAGTAACGGCAATCAGGCTTGTAGTCGTATCCATCACCGTTGTTGCTTCCGGCAATAATGTCAGGGTGATTTCCGACTGCTTCTATCAGGTCGATGTTTCGCGTTGGTTTGAACTGAATCATTACTGCTCCGCGATTATCTTGATGGTTGTGGCAGTAAACGCCGCACCATTTGACTGAATGGTTAACGTGCTGCCATTTGTGGCAAGAAAGCCGTCTTTATCCACGCTGAAGAACGTAGCTAACAGGATGTTATCGGTCGTTGTCGCCGAGTTGCGACTGCTTACCAGTGTGTCAGGAACAGAGCCGGAAAATGTTAGTTGCATTGACCTGTTGGCGGTTCCGCTGGGCCACGTCCCGACGATCGACAGCTTGAAGAACAAGGTTTTGTTCTCGTTGAACACAACCATCTTGTTGTTAACGGTGTCGAAGAATGGTGCCAACGAGCCTGATGACGGCGTGAGCGTTTTCAGCAGGCTAACAAGGTTGGTCGGCGCTGTCGGGATGGTTACAGATACGCCAGAGTAAACAACCTCTGACTTCTTGCGAGTAGTGGCATACTCCAGAGCATCAATGCGCGATTCATGGTCTGAAACCTGCGATTCCAGCGACTGAACTCTGGTATCAAGCGACGCAATATCGCTTTCATTCTGAGCGATTCGCGTTTCATGTTCCTGAAGAGTTGATTCTGCCTGGCTGATTCGCTCCTCATGATTAACAAGCGTTGCTTCCGCAGCAGAAATTCGCTGCTCATGGTCAGCGAGAATCACATCCTGCTCATCGTTCCTGACTTGTGCGTCATAAGCGCCCTGTCCGGCCTCGTTGGCCTTGTTAGCCACATTACCAACATCAGTACCCTGTGCGATAACGTAAAGCAGATACGACTGCGAGAAGATATTGCGTGGAAGGACTGATGTGTCGAGCCGTGTAGCCTGAATGATTACCGGCACATTGAGATTCGAATCCGCCATTACTCAATCCTTATCTGAGCGCCAGACAGAGTGACAGGCGACTTAGTGATAACGCGCAGTTTGAAGCCAACATTTTTCCTGATGCGCCCTACTCGCTTCCACAAAACGCGTTTGTCGTAAACGAACGGTTCATTCTGCTCAATCATCTGCTCACGCCCGTAATTTATGCCGTCAGTGGTTGCAGAGAGGAACAGGCGGTCAGCGTACTGAGCAACACCCGTCGATGATTCCACCTCCAGATCAAAGCATCTGGCGTTATCCGCTTTGAACAACGGAGTAAACAGCAGGTGTTCTTGCTGTAGCCCATACTGGCTGCTGATATCGAACTGCAATTTCCCGGTAACCGATTCCAGCTTATCGCCGCACGTTATCTGATTTCCTTCGTAAATGAAGTCGATAGCGCGGTACACATCGTCATACAGGCCTGTTTTCAACACACACCATTGCGGACCATTGGCGCTTGAAGATGCGTCGTACACGAGGACGTGGCGCGGAAGGTGGATAATCAGCAGTTCATGCGCATCAAATCGCAGCGATTCCATCACACCATCAGCCAGTTCATCAGCAGTGTAGGAGCGAAGAATTTTCTCAATGCTCGCGCTGGCGATTGGTGATACCTGACCGGAGCCGATGATATACACAGACGGCGCACCTGTTGCCGGATTGCTGATGAACGCATACGAATCGGCGAACGGCGTTTTGCAGTAAGTCCCGGCAATGCCTTTCTGCACCATCAGCGATGGCTGTGCGACATACAAAGCGGCACCAACGGTGGTTGCCCCCGTCAGGGAGAAATATTCAATCGTCGATGAACCAAAGCAGACGATGAAGTCTCGCCATGTTCCGATGCCGATGATGCCGTCAGGCTGAGACTCGGCTCGATATTGTGCGCTGTAGCGGTCAGGATGCGATTCGTCTTCAGGGTCAGTGATAAACCATGAATCAGTGCCGTCTTTTGACCACGCATAACGCCCACGTAAACGCGTAATGTCGCGAACAGAACCTAACTCATACTGCATAAACCCGCTGTCTGCAGGCCAGTTTGAGACGGTTTTAACCGTGCCATCATAGCGGTATTCGACCAGTTGCCCGTTAACGCCTACCGCCTGTGATGTTCGACCATGCGCCATTGATACGCGACCACTTCCGGCAACATCACCGACCTCACTTTCGCCCTTATACAGTTTGCCACCACACACGCGATAAACAGCATTCTGTGCCATGTTGTACTCGACGCCTCGCGATACGCCGTTCACATCAGAACGTTTGGCAATGCCCGGGAATGAGCGAAGATATCCGCTGCTGTTCAGGATTTCTTTGGGTGTAGCCAACATATTCACTGGCAGATAGTCGATATAGTCGGCGTTTCTAAAGTCTTTGCCGACACCTTTCATAAGCGGAAGTTGCTGAATAGGCATTTATTCACCTATGCGTTTGGGATATCGCCATCAATCAGAGGGAGATCGCCTGGATAATATCGGTCAGATGTGAACACGTCATATTTATTACCCTGCCCTACAGGAAAATCTCCACGTCGTCGCATTGAAGGAACAACCAGAGTGTCGGTCATCAAGGCATCATATGAGCGTTGGGCGTTACTGAGAACTTGCGGAGTTGGTTCAAGGCTGTAATCAGATAGCATTCTCAGCAATAACTGATAGCCTACTGCGTGTTTGTATTTTCTTGGAAGACCTGACTCATCATCTGGTAATGGCTGCTCATCTCCAGTTGCGAAAGCGTAACCAATGTCGCCGGGGTTAATCATCCACTCGGACATCATATCTTCCAGATCATTTACACCATCTTCAATTGATTGCGGCTCAACATCAGTAAGCGATGCATTAGAAGCAATAGCAAACTTACGAAGCGCAAAAAGGACGATCTCACCCTTTGTCAGTACTGTTGCCATTGTCCGCCGCCTTACGACCTCGCTTACTGGTCGGTTTCAATTCATCAACTGAGGCAACAAAGCCCAACCTTTCGAAAAACTGGAAGTCTTTTTCTGCGATAACGGCCTGTACATGCCCGGATTCGTTATCTGCGGCAAGGAATACACTCATCCGATCCATATTGTTTCCTTAAAACATAAAAGGGGCGTAAGCCCCTTGTTATTACGGATTACCGAAGAACTGACCGCCCATGTGTGGGTTAAAGCACACATATGCAGGCAGTAAGTCGAAGCGCATTTTTTGCACGTTGGCATCGCCATCTGCGTATTTATGTACGCGGATGGAGAAACCTTCATATGTTGCAACAGCAGAATCAATACTGTGCAGTTTCGGCAGTGGGATAGATCCAAGTCCACAGAAGAACTTGTTATAGAACAGGTTTGGCTTCATTGTCTGGCTAGCAGTGCCTACTACAGATACGGCATCGCCTGCCTCTACCTGACGACTTACAGAGTTGTACTGCGGGTTTGTAGTGTCATAAATCGGAACACCAGAAAGCGTAACCGTCACATCGCCACTGCTGTCTGAATTAGCATCAGCAGTAACCGTTGCAGTGAAGCTAATTGGTGTGGCTCCGTTATACAACGCCTGTTTGGTCTGCTGTTGCAGCCAGTAGGTATTGGTGAATTTGACCTGATCACCAGCTTTCAGAAAACCTGTAACGCTGGCTGTCGCTCCGGTCAATGTTACAGTGAACTGGTATGAGTCTTTAACTGCGTTATAGGTAACAGTTGGCTGTGTTTTGACTGTCAGTGTTCCGCCAAATGCCCCCTGCGTACGAGAGGCAAGCCCATTAGACATCAGTGCGCGAATGCCGCCAAAATTGGTTGGGATCTGTGCGTTCTCCCATGCAGTACGAACCAATTGATCTGAAGCATGCAAACCAGTCTGCGCATCAGCAAGTCGCTGTGCAGACCATGGATCCATTACAGCATAGTTTTCACCTTCATTAACGCCGAGGTCTTTCAGGAAAGATGCCGTCTGCGCAACATCAGACCATTTGGTGATTGGAGTATTGGGGCTACCAAGTGACAACGCACCGTTATTCATCATGAAGTGAGCAAGCTCTGTTTCAAGGTCGGTAACGATTCGCTGGCGAACCGGCGCGAGAATTTCTTCCAGCTGGTTAAGCTTGATCGCTTCCTCCAGTTGCTGATATTCAACAGCAACAGTGATGTAGTTACCTACACGCCCCGTAGCTTTACCTGAGATCAGGTTGTTTTTATTTTGCCCTGAAATATCACCAGTGGGAGTACGGAGGGATGAGAATTGATGCGGACGTTTAAAGCTAACGCTATCGCCAGTGCTGGAGTTGATTTCACCTGCCAGCAACTGACGGTCTACGGTTTTCGCCAGAACTAAATCTGACATAAAACCCGGAAGGAATTTTTTCAGAACGATTTGACTGACGTTACTGTCGAGATTGTTAGGCATTTATCTTTTCCTTATTCGATTTTTGCGCCGGGGCATAATTTGTTGAATTCGTCTTGTTTCGCATCAGCACCGCCACCACGTACTTCCGGCTCTGGCTTGATGGCTTTCTTTGGTTTTGGAGCAAGGCTTACCTGTTTGCTAATCTGCCCCAAGAGGAATGCTGCGCGAATTGGATCTGTCTCAGCGGCTACACGCTGGCGTAATTGCTGGCTCTTACCTAAGCCATAGGCGAGTAGTTCAGAGCCTTCGTCTGCACAGTGAATGATGATTTCCTGCTGAATTGGTGGTAGCTCACTAAGAACAATGGCTTCCATTTCCTGATAATCTTTCACAGGAAGTTTGGCTGCCCGTTGTTTATGCGCTTCTACCCTTTGCTGGAAACGCTGCTGGTATTCCTGTTGCTGACGTAGTTTTTGTTGCTGCTGCTGTTCGACACGGCCTTTTTTCTCATGCCAATCAGTCAATGCCTGTTCAAACGCCTGTTCGTCATAATCACACGACTCAAGAGTCGGTTTTGGTGGAATAGCGTCTGGTTGTGGTTGCTGATGTTCCGCAGGCTTGGCTAATGCTTCCTCAAGCTGGCGTCGCAACTCACGGTTTTCTTTCTGTGTTTCTTTGAAGCCTTTGCGAAGATCTTTCACCCATTGCGGTGCAGGTTGCCCGTCAATGTGATCATTATCGTCAGCGTTAAGCTGAATTTCTTCATCACCAATACGCAAGGCGTAATCTTCTGGTGTCTCTTCGGTTTTTTCAGGATCAGTTGCCATCTCTTTTCCGTTGTCATCCTGGCTTTCATTCTCAGGCTGTGACTCTGTTTGGATGATGGTTTCTTCTGCATTTTCCTGTGTTTCAGACAGGTCAATAACCTGACCGTCGATGATCAGTTCGTTTTCCATTGATTACTCCTGGTTAACTCGGCATTAAGTCTGCCGGTGACTGTGGTGGTGACTGGAATTGCTGTTGTTGTGACTCGGCGACATCTTTCAGAAGGCGTATTGCCTCCATCACTGCTTTGTCATCGATGTTTCTGGCTTGAGCCAGTTTATAGACAGTGTTTGCCTGACTCTCCATCGCATCCTGCTGGGCAGTAAATGCTTTGATTTGAGTTTGAGCAGTTTCGTTAGTTGCTTTTTGCGCTTCTGCCTGCGCTGCTACCATTTGCGCCTGAGCGAGAACCATTTCAGGATTTGGCTGGCTTTGTGCTGCCATTTGCGCCTGTTGAACAATCTGCTGCTCTTTCTCATTGCGTGGTTTTGCAATACCAGATATCAGCAGTTGGTTTCGGTTGTACTCTTTGAAGTCATCAAGGCCTTCGCCATCGATATTGTCCAGAATAATACCCTGAATTGCCGGGCGCATTGGGTCTGTTGGAAGCATAGAGCTAAGGACATTTGTCAGTACAGAAACCGTTGCATCACGTCGTGCTGTGTAGCTTGGTCCAACATCAACCGTCACATCGTATCGACCGACAGAAAGGTCATTTAACGCAACAACAGCCCCTGTTTGCCTGTCAACAACCTGTGCGCTCAGGACAGCGATATCATCACTTCCATCTTCGTTAACGATGCGCACTTCACGCTCTGAACCGTACACTTCACGCGCCATTGACAGCCATACTTCACCAGCGCGTTTAAGACTTTTCGCCATATTGTCCAGATAGATAAACGAAGCCATATCTGCTCTGTTCATCAAGTTGTTAACCGTTTCCTGAGCAATATTACTTGGCATCTGCTGCATGGCCTGACTGCCGCCTGTAACCTCCTGAATATCAGCACTGGTTTGCTGTAGTAATGCAGCCAATGCCTGATTCATAACCGCAGGCTGTGTATATCCTGCCGGGGTAGCTCCAGCGATAATGTTGCCAGATTTATCTCTCACTTCGCGCAACGGCAAGAACGCTGGGCGTTTCTTGTTGCGAGCCTCCCAGTGCTTCTCAAGTCCACGAATTTGCTCCATGCCAACTATAGGGATCTGACCGGGGTCTTGCGCTGCAGTATCAGCCAGCATTGATACCTGAAGGTTATACAAACGCTGTGGATCCATTGCTTTTGCAATATGTCCTTCGACACGCTCAATGTCATCAATGAACCAGCGTTTTCCATAAACCGGGATGAGGGGGATATGCTCACCAGGAATACGTCGAGGTTTCTCAAGGAAACCATCACCATCCACTACGGATACATACACACGACGGCGCTTCACTGAGCGCCTTGCCACTTCCTGAAATCCAGCTATTGCCAGTTCATCTTCAATATCTTCAACCTGATCACTGTCGTATGTTGCAATCTCTCCAGTGATTGGATGTCGATAACTGATGACGTCAACAGACTCTTTACGAACTTCGTAATACTTCGCTATGTAAATAACATCTGCATCAAACCAGTCATATTCCCAACTGGTCATAGACGTTACATCCAGAGAAGCAGGAGGTTTCTTTCCGTATTCAGCCTCATATTTTTCAGGTGACAACGAATACATGCAGAACGCCCACAACGCGTCAGATTTGTCGTACTTCTTAGCGTCAGGGTCAAACCACACAGAGCGCGACGGGTCGTATATTGGTTCAATAGCAATACGCTGACGATCGTCCATGGGGTCGTATTCATTGACCAGCATCGACGTCAAACGGAAGCAACCGAAACCACCAGTAGCAGCGTCGTCAAATGCATTATCGCAAGCCTCACCGCCATCGGTTTCTTCGTAGTCAGCACGGAACAGACCATTTAATTTATTGGCTAACTCTTCGCTTGCCTCTCTGTCACCAGGACGAAACTTAACAGTGATTCTGTTATTGCGGTATTCTGCAATGATGCGGTTAAGTTCAGTTGCTACCTTATTGATTTCAAACTTAGGATACTTCTCGAACTGCTCATCAAGCTTAGTTCCAGCCGCCGTTGCTCCTTCCCATTGACCTCCGGGGACACGAGCAAACCTCGTAGCTTCAATGCACTTTTCGCGCACTTCCTGCTGTGGAGAATAGGCGCGGTCAAACCTGAGCATGATCCGCTCATGTTTTTTCTCTAATGTCTCTGCCATGTTTACCAACCGGAGGATGAGGGAACGTATATTTCTGTTTCTTCGCGGACCAATGCCGGGCAATGCATACACATCATCAGCGCATCAGCCAGGTTAGGAGATGGGATACCGAGCTTCTGCTTCATTTCGACCTTAGTCATAAGCTCCAGCTTCCCGTTATTATTGAATTTGCGCTGAATCTGCGTCAGTTCTGCAAACAGCTTCTCCAGCATCTTCTCGCCTATCGCTTCTTTGTCGAAGCTCAGCATGTCGTCGGGGTCTGCATACTCACCGTGGACAACCGCCCGATATGTCAGATACAGCCTGTCAGCCAGCGCGTAATAGAATTGCGCTCGCTTATTGCGGAATACATCGCCAATAGTGCGAACGTTGTCGCCCTGTACGACTTCATCAGCCCATGCTCCGGCCTGATAAGGCCCATCTTCATCGAATGGCGATTCGCTGCCCTTGAACATCGTGGCGGTAATTTTCTTGCCGGAGAATGCTTCCGTTGTCTGTCTGCGTAGGCCCGCACCGACGCCATCACCGTCCCACAGGTAATGGTCAGCGCCGTCTTCAATCGCCAGCGAAGTAGCCCAGTCAGCACCCTCGTTGATGTCCATCAGCAGACCTTCGGCAATGCGCTTAACTACCGAACCGTGACGCGATGCATAACCTTTAGCATCTGGCCCTGTATCTGATGGGTCATGCGCAGAAACAACCGCACCTTTCGCTTTCCACCCGAGTTTCGTGTGCGCATCGGTTGCGGCTTCAAGCCATTCACGTTTGATGATTGCCATATCACTTGCGCTTACCGGCTCACCAAGCCAGATGTGACGATACAGTGTCGGATTTCTGCGTTTACACTCTTCCATCTCCAGACGGAGGACTTCAGGAAAATGCGGGTTGTCGGTGTAGTTCACCGTCAGCAGGCAAATATCATCGGGAGGATTTACGACGAATCGCTGATAGGTATCGTCGAGGATGTTTTTCGGGTTGAAACTTACCCATATTTCAGAGAACGGCTTACGGATGGTTGGAATCAGGATATCCCACGATTCCTTCGTTACCGCTTCCGCTTCTTCCACCCAGCAGATATCAATGCCTTCGAGCGATTTAATCTTCGTCGGGTTGTTTTTGATGCCGTAGAACATGAATTCAGCATTCGTTCCGAGATGACGAATCATTGAACGCTGAATTTCAAACTCAGCCGAATACCCTTCACGCTCGATGGTGTCTTCAAGCAACCTGATTACCGAATCGCTGATACTGTTTTGCAGCTCACGAGCGCAAAGAATACGCACAGGCTGCCGACGCGCCGCTTCAACAAGAAGCCTCGCAATTGCCCATGACTTACCGCTACCTCGACCGCCTTTAGCGACTTTGTAGCGATGCGCCTCAATGAACGGTTCAAAGATAGGATTAATCGAGGTCATTTTCCGAATAGAGTGCTCATCGGTGATGTTTCAATCTGGATTGCGCCGCCGTCTTTGCCGACAAGCTCGTTAGTTACCTTGTCGCCATACTTACGGGGATTCATTCGGGCCAGCGCCCATTTGCGGGTATCAACGCGAAGTCTTGCCTTTGCCACCTCGGCGGCATCAGGGATTACGTCGTCAGCAATTTCGAATATCTCTTCGAAAATAGAGTCGGCCCGAGTCTCTGTTGCCTTCGCGTACTGGTCACGAAACTCCTGATGTTCAGCCAGCCAGCGAAAAACTGATGTTTTGCTCGGCATTCCTGGGCGTTCGCAAACTTTGCGCAGACTCTCACCGGAGGAAAGCAATGCGCAAATGTCATTAGCCACCTCCGGCATATAATCAGAGGGGCGACCACCTTTCTTTTTCTCAGTCGCCATATTGATTATTTCCCTTCTGCTTGCTTATCCCATTCATCGCGGAATTTGGATGGGTTGTCGAAACCTTGAGTTGCCATGTTTACGCTCCGGTAGTGAACAGGTCTAACGCTTCCTTCGATTTACGCACCGCTTCGATTGTGCGGGTCGTGATATCTGAATTAGCGCCACCTGACTGGAAGTGAATTTTGAATAGCTCAAGCTTCAGCTCGTCAGTGCCAATGAACTGAAATGCTTCCTCCGCGGCTGCGTTCTGGTTCATGACCAGTTTGTAAATCTCTAACTGGAATTTCTGTTCTTCAGTCATGGGAATAATCTCTGCCATTGTTGGCTCCGTTTATCCGTTAAAAGGGATATCAGTTAAGTTATCCCGTGTAGGGTATAAGCCATTATCAAAGCCACTCAGTAAGGAATGGCTTTTGTAATAACTACTGTTCGCTTAGCTTCTGCTTCAGCAAGTAACCTTCGAGCATCCAGATTTTGTTTACAGCATTCTGCCGGGCAATCTTCCGACCAATTTCTGCATCAAAATTTTCCTGACTTGCACAGGCACTCTCTCCGGTGACGGTGAAGCCGTTGCGCAGCACCAGGACGCAGAACGTCAGCAGAGAAAGTGATTCGTGCGACTGGTAGTTTACCTCTCCGCCAGTATGTTTCGCTTTTATGGCTTTGCCAAAGGCACCATCCTCTGCTGTGAAATATGCCTCCTGAGCAATAATTCCTTCGATATGGTCTGGCGTAACTCGCGGTGCCGTTTTGCCTTTCTCAACGATTTCTTTTTCGATTTGCTGGTCGTTCATAATTATGACCCTGTAGAGTGGTTGCTTGATTAGGATGTCTTTCCATCAGTTCGCCACCACAAAGAATCTTTTTTGCCATAAGGCTGGAGGTTCATCTTTCAGTGGCTGCCAGTGTTATTTCCCCACTTACTGGCTTGGGTTGTTTCGCGGTACTGCCGTAACTGGTGGTGCACAGATTTAGTTAAATCTGTTCTCGCCTGAACTATCTTTTACATACCCGGATTGTGGGGATGTAAATCACGGTTTCATTATCAAGCCCACCCGTAGATGGGCTTTGGAATGGTCACTTTGGCAGTCCGGGGATCGATATTTGCGCCTGCTGCTCAAGCCTTTTGATTCTTGCTATGAGTTGCGGTTTTTTGATCCTGCCCCAGCGGTTCAGCAAGCGTCCTGACATACTGGCAACATCCTTTTCCTTCATGAACTCCAGCATTAACTCGTTGTGCTCTCTTTGGTATGAGTGAGCCATCTCCATCAGCCTGTCACGCATCCAATTAAATGCTTTGATAAACGCCTCTTTGATGGCGGCAGCTTTTTTGCCGGTAAACGACATGATGATGTACATCGCACCGTCTTTGGAAATTTCATATTCAACATACTGATTACCCTTGTGTTCATAGGTAACCCGCGAAAAGTTGCTGGTTAGAAATTCATCCGAACAGTCTAGCTTTTCGATTTTCTGAATGATGTGGTGATGCTGCTTGTCGAAGTAAGCTGCTACCTTGCGGGAGGTTGTGATCACGCGATCACCAGAAACAACCACCATGTCCCGGAAATCGAGATTAGCCAATTGATGATTCATAGCGTCTTTACCTTTTAGAAAGTGAGCCTGTCTCACAGAAAAGCCGCCCCGAGATGGTCGCCACCATATACGGCAGTTCTCAGGCTCAACTTTCTGAAAGGCTCGGGTGATGTAATATGCGCGTGAGATGCGCTGTGAAATTCAGATGTAAAAAAAGCCCCGCATCGCGAGGCTCATTAAATGGACTTTGTGATTTGCAAAAAAATTATTTCAGGCACTGAGTCCTGATGTACTCCTGCAGGTAGTTAACCTGCGCGGTTATCCTGTCGATTCCACTTCGGAGACGGTAATAATTGAGTTCAGCATCTGCTGTAAGTCTTGGGCTTTCTCCATCGCCCATGCTGCTGGCTCCGGTCGTTGACTTTGCACAGGTGGCGGCGACTTGCAGGCGCTTACGACCAGCAGAAACATCAGCACGAAGGCTTTCGATAGTAGCGTTAGCATCAGCAAGCTCCTTTGTGTATCTGGCGTCGAGTTCTGCTACATCACGTTGACGCTTCTGCATATCAGCGATGATGGATGTGGCTTTATCGCGCTGCTCTTTGTAGGTCATGGCGTTATCACGGTAATGATTAACAGCCCATGACAGGCAGACGATGATGCAGATAACCAGAGCGGAGATAATCGCGGTGACTCTGCTCATACCTCAATCTCTCTGACCGTTCCGCCCGCTTCTTTGAATTTTGCAATCAGGCTGTCAGCCTTATGCTCGAACTGACCATAACCAGCGCCCGGCAGTGAAGCCCAGATATTGCTGCAACGGTCGATTGCCTGACGAATATCACCGCGATCAATCATCGGCAAAGCGCCACGCTCTTTAATCTGCTGCAGCGCAACAGCGTCCTGGCTTTTGGGAGAGAAGTCTTTCAGGCCAAGCTGCTTACGATAGGCATCCCACCAACGGGAAAGAAGCTGGTAACGTCCGGCGGCTGTTGATTTGAGTTTTGGGTTTAGCGTGACAAGTTTGCGAGGATGATCGGAGTAATCAGTGAATAGCTCTCCGCCAACAATGACGTCATAACCATGATTTCTGGTTTTCTGCCGTCCATTATCTGTTCCCTCTGACCACGCCAGCATATCGAGGAACGCCTTGCGTTGATTATTGATTTCCACCATCTTCTACTCCGGCTTTTTTAGCAGCGAAGCGTTTGATAAGCGAACCAATCGAGTCAGTACCGATGTAGCCGATGAACACGCTCGTTATATAAGCGAGATTGCTACTTAGTCCGGCGAAGTCGAGAAGGTCACGAATGAACCAGGCGATAATGGCACACATCGTTGCGTCGATTACTGTTTTTGTAAACGCACCGCCATTATATCTGCCGCGAAGGTACGCCATTGCAAACGCAAGGATTGCCCCGATGCCTTGTTCCTTTGCCGCGAGAATAGCGGCTAACAGGTCATGTTTTTCTGGCATCTTCATGTCTTACCCCCAGAAGGGGATCTGTTCAAATTAGGAATTATGGATATGGTCGCTTGAACAAATCCGGGTTACGGTTGATTTGTAACGGGTTTGTTCGTGACCGCATTCATGAGCAAATCAGGCGTGGATTGCGCCAACAATACATGCCGCTCATATCACGAAGCCCAGCCATTGATGCTGGGTTTTCTTTTTTAAAGCGTACTAGACAACCGTATCCACAGAGTGTCAGCAATGAGTTGGTTAGGTCTGGTTCTTGGTGGAAGTACGCTTTAAAAAATGGGCTGAGGGTGTAGCACAAAATACTGAGTGAATGGTAAGGATGAACAACGGTTTTGCTCTGGGTGGATTTGGCTGTGGTGGCCGGCGCTGATCTCCGGCTTGTATACAGGCACCTTGTTCTTCCGAAGCTCTCCTGCGCGCATCAGCCTGCGCATTCACCACACCGGAAAGAGCACTCAGTTGTACCGGCCAGTTGTGCCACTAAGAAATGCTTTCGCAGACCGTTAAGCTCTTTGCCAGTTCTTTAATGCTCTTACCTGTTGTGTGCCCATTATTAATCACACCGGGCCAGTGCGCCGAATTTGTTTACAAGGAGTCGGAAGACTTTGCTGACTTACAGGCTATTACGCCGCCATCAGAACAACATCATCGTTTGCATTTATCTTTGTGGTCAGTTTCTAAAAAACCGCAAAGTCGCCAACTCTGACGAAAACTATCGTTGTGCTGCCACAACGATAAGAGCACTCGGTGCATTTAAGCCAAGCCCCATAAGGGAGAATGCTCTTACCTGTTACACAGATATAAAAAATCCCGAAACCGTTATGCAGGCTCTAACTATTACCTGCGAACTGTTTCGGGATTGCATTTTGCAGACCTCTCAGCCTGCGATGGTTGGAGTTCCAGACGATACGTCGAAGTGACCAACTAGGCGGAATCGGTAGTAAGCGCCGCCTCTTTTTATCTCACTACCACAACGAGCGAATTAACCCATCGTTGGGTCAAATTTACCCAACTTTATTCAATAAGTCAATATCATGCCGTTAATATGTTGCCATCCGTGGCAATCATGCTGCTAACGTGTGACCGCGTTCAAAATGTTGTCTGCGATTGACTCTTCCTTGTGGCATTGCACCACCAGAGCGTCATACAGCGGCTTAACAGTGCGTGACCAGGTGGGTTGAGTAAGGTTTGGGATTAGCATCGTTACAGCGCGATATGCGGCACTTGCTGGCATCCTTGAATAGCCGACGCCTTTGCATCTTCCGCACTCTTTCTCAACAACTCTCCCCCACTGCTCTGTTTTTGCTATATCAACCGCACGGCCTGTACCGTGACAATCTCTGCATCTTGCGCCCGGCGTCGCGGCACTACGGCAATAATCCGCATAAGCGAATGTTGCGAGCACTTGCAGTACCTTTGCCTTAGTATTTCCTTCAAGCTTTGCCACGCCACGGTATTTCCCCGATACCTTGTGTGCAAATTGCATCAGATAGTTGATAGCCTTTTGTTTGTCGTTCTGGCTGAGTTCATGCTTACCGCAGAATGCAGCCATTCCGAATCCGGCTTGTGATTGCGCCATCCCCATAGCAGCCATCACATCAGTACCAGAAAGAGAGTCAGAAGCCGTAGCCCGTG